TGATTTTGTTGTAGTTGCCGTAGTTGCTACAGGCTTTGTAGTAGACGCTAGTGGTTTGTTGAACGCCCAATTGTTGTAGTTGTATTCGTCATCGTAATCATAGTCGTATGCGCTGTACCGCTTGGAATATACAGATGATTTGTAGTAATTGGGTATGAGCTTGGCTGGACTCCATGCGTATGTGTTGCTGAACCATAGCCCATCATGCTCGATACCTTGGTCATAGTTGACATGGGACATTTTGCCGTCACCATCCATGAACACAAAGCGATTGTCACCAATGTACTCAGCAAGCATATCAAGATACGATTGATTGTGTACGAGTGGCGGATGCTCGGTAACTGGACTGGCTACGAAGTCTTTGATGAAGTGCCATGTGTCTGACTTGGTTGTGTCGGCTTTGTTACCAGTATGCAATACGCCGTTGTGCATCATAGCTACATAACCAGGGATGACATCGTAAGGATGGCAGTTGGTCATGTCTGTGTTGCCGTGTGTTGTCCAACGAAAGTGAATAGCTAGTTCACGATCATCTACTGGTAAGCGTTGAATGAACGCTGTTGCATCTGCCAAAGACTTGGGCAAAGTCTTGATAACCTTGAGTCCCTTAGCCGAGCCATACATGATACCGATACCATCTGGGTTAGATGTAAAGATGTCAGCCAACATACCATGTGTATTTAGTAATGTTGCACGAATAGAATTTGATTTACCTGTAATGATTAAACACATAATGATTTCCTTTAATAGTTGATGAATGAATTAAACAGATGTTGAATCAGGTGTGTCGGCACAAGAGTTCTCAAGCGGTGCGCTTGTTGGATGCACAAGAGTTTCTTGTTTCTTGGCACGTCTACGTACGCCGTACCAGTCGGAGAGATGTGGATACACATTGTCCGTAGTCTTGAGCCACTCGATGAAGTGCATCTTATCTAAATGTTTCCACGATGCGACACGACAGAACATAACAGACGCATGGGTAAACTCGATCTGTGCAAGCAGACGTTCTTTCTTGAGCGATGCTCTAAAGATACGCAACTCAACAGTATCGTAGTCCTTACCATTGGTATAGCAATGTTTATTGATCTGCAACCGATCACGCTCTGCTCTTGATAAGTTCTGTGTGTTGATCATGTAGTAACGATCACCGCCTTTACCCTTGACTGCCTTGGATGGATTCTGTAATGCTTCCTCGCCCTCGACTTGGCAGTACGACTGGGCTTGTCTATCTTTGCGTGGATGACGACCTGCAATCTTACGAATGAAATCGGTGTTCTCCTCGCAGTTAATAAACATAACGAACTTACCAAACACAAGTGGACTGAACGCTTTAGAGTGGACGTGAATGTGCATACCGCAAGTACCTACGTCCCATGCACGATACGATGGATCTATATCCCAGTTCTTGAAGCGCTTGATATGCTCGGCTAGTCCACGAGGCGCAGTCACAATCTCTAGTCCGTTGTCGGGCAACGAGCCGTCAGACTTACACACGCAATACTCTGTACCTAATTGCTGTCGTACATTGGTGACTGCATCATCACGATACTTATCTCTACCGCTAGTCATCTCGAACTCGATACCCATGCGGAAGTCACCATGCGTAGATGATATAAGTTTGTGGTCAGGCTCTAGTACCCTAAGCACATTGGTTGCGTAGTCCATAAGATAGTTGGGATCACCTGGGTCTCTGTCGTCATCATCATTGTCATCGTAGTCGTCTTCTGCGTATGAATAGTACGCATCTCTACTCTCATGGTAATACACCTCCTCGTTCTCACGATCCCAATACTCACTATGATCCTCGACATACACATAGTTATCGCCGAAACAACGATCACAAACTTGCTCGTCTCCCGATGAACCTAGATCGCTGTGCATCTCGTTAATATACTCAATGTGACCACAAGTATCTGCAATAGCAATAGTCAACGTACCATCTAAGTGTTTGCTTGCAAGAACCTCACGACACTTCTCAAAGGCTGTAACTAGGTAGTCGTGGCGTGAACGATCTGCCGAATACAAATCCATGAACACATCGCACCACTCTCGTGCATCATCCTCCTCACCCGATAACAACTGATTGAACGCTGATTTGAGTAGCTTGTAGTTAGCACGAGCTTTGTTATAACGCACCATGTCATATTCATCATTGTTACAGTTATAAGTGCGACCTTTGTAAACGATGTGCTTGGGTGTAGAGCCTGTGAACGATAGTCTGTTTGATCGTTCTGCATATATATTCCTGAGCCGTCTAGTTCTGTAATAGTCAAGCTGGTTTGCTATCAGATTAAAGAGTTTCTCCATGTAGTAGTTGTTGTTGGTATACAGCAGGTTGATCTCGTATGTGTTTAACTGTACTGGCTCAGGAAAAAGCCTTGCATAAAACTCACTATGACTCGTGCGTGTACTCGCATCAAACATTTGACTATCAAAAGCCAGATATCTACCGCCTTGAGATACACCCGCCATAGCACCAAGCCATTGCTCTCTGGTCATGTCAAGAATTGCATACCGCCTATCAGCAAACACAGCAAAGAGTCTGACTGCTTGTGTGTCGTAGTTTGAAAAGGGTAAAGTAGTTACATAAAATTTCATTTGATTCTCCTAGTTTTTAAAATGCCTATGAACTGCATAGGCTACAGATCGGGGAGATATCTCCCCAAATTCTCATTTAGCGTACACGTTCTTCTCATCGTGTAGCGCTCTTATACATTCAAGAACAAGTATGTTCCAACCTTTGTCTTGATTGGCGAGTGTCACCATGTCATCGTACCCATGCGTCTCAAGCACAGGCAACTCAACAGTCTGCACATACAAAGCCTGAGCCAACCTCGCTAAGCTCATGCGTAGCGTAATTAAGTCATGTCTGTCTGCACTTTGCGATTGTGCGTCTCTCTGTGACTGGAACTGTTCTACTAATCTTTCTGCGTGTGTTTGCTTAATCATTTGATTTCTCCTTTATTGAACCCTGTACGAATGTCACGAATCAGCAAGCCGAGTAAATACCCCGCAAATACCAAAAGTATCTGCTGTAAATACATACCACTTGAATCTGCCCCGACATATAAACACACGCATATGAGCGCAGTTCTTATTGATGTCACGAAGTGTTCTATTTCTGTCATTTGATTTCTCCTTTGTTGGCTAGTTTGCGGATAGCGCACGGCTTAGCCAAAGCCATGCGTACACGGGGACAAATGTCCCCGATGTTTTGTTTATGATTGCTGGGCATACTGTTACCCCCTTATTGCTTTAGTCTTCTAGTCCATGCCATGTGTGTGGTACGGCATCCGTTGGTTTGAGTTGCTCTATTCTTTTTATAGCGTTTTGCATTTGGGATATAAGCTCGGCTCTTTCCTCGGTCGGCTCGATCAGTTGCTCTGTCTGAGCGTTGCCCAGTTCTTTTATGGTGCGGTTGAGTAACCTCTCCCGCTGTTTGGTGTTCGGTCTTTGAGTACGCTGAAAGGGTACTTTGCGTTTAGTCTTGGGTGCATGAGGTATCTGCTCGAATAGTTCACACACTTGTAGTTGCTTAGTCATGGGTATCCAATCCGTCCAATGCACACCCTTGTTCTGTATGTCCGCTTGTCTAGCTAGTTCGCTAGGTGTGTAAGGGTTGTTGTCCTCATCTCTAAGTAACTGCATTTGCTTGAACTTATTAAGTAGCTTATCCATCACCGCAATGTAAGCGTTAAACGCTACCTCTCGTTCTCCCTTGTACTTGCTCTCATGTTTGATGCCAACCCTTGCGTTGGCTAGTTCGTATACAAGGGGGCTGAGTAACTCAGACCATAAGCGTTTGTGTTGAATGGTGCGTAGTCTCTCGGACTTGAGTTTGTGTTTAAGATTAAGTAACTCTTGTTTCTTTAACTCTCGTGCCTCGGGTTGTGGGATACGCTTGGTTAAAGCGTTGTGAATTTCGTTCGGGGTCATGTTGAGGTATGTCTTTGGCATGATTAAACACCTTTTTGGTTTGTAGTCTCAGGTAGTGTCCGTGATTAAGAGAGTTGCCTAAACTTTCGCCAGTTGGAAACCCGCATAAACACAGGGCGGACTCGTATTATAGCCATAGATTCTATCATTTTTAAATTGCTCTATTTAACTTTAGTTTCTTTACTTGTAAGTACAGGCAAAAGAATACGCACACATATGGAAATGCTCTCATATATATAAATAGATTTAAATAGATAAGTAATAAGGCACAAAATGAGTGTACGCCAGTATTCATGGGGCTTGGCGACTGGTAATTGTTTAGTACGCTTACTTAATCACGGACTAACGTACAAACAGTGATTAAGCAACATTCGATAGTTACTTAATCTCTTTTGGGGAGAAATCTCCCCGTTGTATCCAAGCAAGATCAAAGACATGGGGGAAGTATTCATAGGTGTTGCCCTCGCTATCTTCTACGTAGACTCTGCCTGAACTAGAGGGTTTGTGTGGTGACGCACCGCCTGTGATTGTGTACTGTTCGTCTCGTGATGAGATGACTGTCTCGCCCTGTTGTACTGATGCACCATTGGCATGGGCAAGGTAAAAGTTGTTGTGTCTTAGTTCCATGTGTATCTCCTTAGATGAATAAAAACCAGACTGGTGTCCAGTTGCGTTGATTGCGTTTGGCTTCCTCTGTTGCGAGCCATACGAGTTGCTTGGTTGTTTTGATTTGGCGTTTAGTCATGATTAAGCTCCTATTGATTGAGAGAGGGTTTGAAAGTAAACGATGATGGCATACACAACTATGACGAACACAGCAAGGATAAGTAAGTGTTCAGTTAGATAACGCATGATTAAGTTCCTTTAGACAAAGATTAAGACTGCGCAGAGACACCCCCGCCTCTGCGCTCGGGAAAAGAACAGGGACAAATGTCCCCGATGATTAAGCAACTTGCTTAAGAACAGCGATAGCCTCGCTAACACTATCGAACTGTGCCAAGAACTCAAGGGCACTCGCACGAACCTCTTTCGCAATGCGTAGACTTTTCTTAGGCTTAACCTCGCTCGGTGCAATCTCGCTCACCATACGACTCAAAGCCTTACGACAACCCTCGTAGTGCTCTGCACCACTATCAAGCACAAGTGTGCCCTCTGCCTTACCTGAACCCTCAACAAGCCCAACACCATACCACTCTGCAAAGATAGGCAGTAGAGTAGAACGAACTACATCACGAGCTTTACCCTTGAGCATTTTCTTGAGATCAACGATAGCAAGTTCATAAACGTATTTACCATTGAGTGCTTCAACGACTACAGACTTAATTGTTTTGACAGACATTTGATTTCTCCTAAAGATTGAATGGGGACAGATGTCCCCGATACCGACTAGAGCCAATCCCTAACCGATACCTCTATTATACTACCGAGGTATTACACAGCACCCAATAACAGGCAGAAACGAGAACTAAAGACCCCACCCTACCCCCACAACCCTCTTTTGGCACGGCTAGGCATGCTTGGCGTGAACAGTGTTTCTCAGGCGCAAATCAATTTTTTAAAAAATTATAAAAAACCCAGAGTAAAACGTTAGACATTTACAAATAAAAAAAGCCCCGGTCAAAGCCGGGGCGAAGGAGGCACTGCACCTCTAGGAGAAGCAAATGAGCAAACAGTTGCACATTTACCTAAAAGTAGTATACACTATCCATATCGAGGTTACAAGGACCGCGCATGTTAGAACACCTTATGGATTATGAGCCAGACGTGGGTGAATACCCACAAGATTTTGTTCCCCTTGAAAAAGCGGAACCCTCAGCTATTGTCGACGCTAAATCAAACACAGTAGATTGGTTAAAAACACTAGGCGCTGTAGACAGCGAACAACAAGTTAATGAACTTGAAACCCAACACGCTAGAAAAGCGTTTGCCAGTATAGTGTCTGCGCAACCACAAGATATTTCTCATCAAGCCCTTGCTGAAGTAAAAACACCACAAGCCGTAAGACATTTAGTTGGTATGCTGACCGCATATGACTGGGAGTTTGTAGAACGTGCTAAAGAGCTTCGTGGCTACACGGTAGCTAAAATTTTAGAAGAATGTGAAAACCCAAGCGCCAATATAAGACTCAAGGCGTTATCTCTTTTGGGCAAAGTAACGGAAGTGGGACTGTTTACAGAAAAGATTGAGATTAAAAAAGCAGAACTCTCAGACGCGGAACTGGACGGGCGCATTAAAGAAAAGCTCAACCGGTTTATGGGTGTTGTGGATGTGGTCACGTTAGAAACTAAAAATGAATCTACAGAACATAACAACGCTTAGTAAAGTAGAGCTTGAAGCTCTTATGCGGGCGTTGCCCCACATGTCGTTAAAAGACAAGCTAGAGCTATTTGAAGATTTAGAAATTAGGGAAAGACGGGCAAGGTTGTTAGCTGCGGAGCAGTCAATGCTTGGATTTGCAACAGCTGTTTACCCAGGATTTAAGATTGGACCGCACCATAAAAAACTTGCCAGAATCTTTACAGATGTGATTGAGGGCAAAAAGCGCAGAGTTATTATCAACATTGCGCCTCGTATGGGCAAGTCAGAATTCAGTTCTTATTTATTTCCAGCATATTTTTTAGGCAAGTTCCCAGACAAGAAGATCATCATGGGAACGCACACAGCGGGACTCTCAGAAGATTTTGGACGCAGAGTTAGAAACTTAATTGAATCGGAAGAGTACCATGAAGTTTTCCCTAATACAAACATATCAGACGATCAAAAAGCTGCTGGTAAATGGTCTACGTCAGCCGGTGGACAGTACTATGCCGCTGGAGTGGGCGGCGCTTTGGCTGGGAGGGGTGCCGATCTTTTCGTCATTGACGACCCGCACTCGGAGCAAGATGTTAAGGCGAATTCACGATTAGCGTTTGATACTGCATGGTCTTGGTTTCAGACGGGACCGCTACAGCGTTTGATGCCAGGCGGCGCTATTATTGTGATCATGACGCGTTGGTCGATGCTGGACTTAACCGGCAGACTTTTGGACTATCAGATTAAAAACCCCGACTCACTACCTTGGGAGTTGGTTGAACTCCCCGCCATATTAAATGAAGGCACAGAAGACGAGAAGTCACTTTGGCCGGAGCAGTGGAAACTAGAAGTTTTAAAAACAACCAAAGCCTCAATTGATCCTAGATTTTGGAACGCGCAATACATGCAACAGCCTACGATGGATACATCAGCCATTGTGCCTAGGAAGTCTTGGAGAATTTGGGATAAAGAAGATCCACCACACTGTACATTTGTAATACAAACTTGGGATACGGCGTACGAAACAAAGACAAGCGCCGACTATTCTGCGTGTACAACATGGGGTATATTCTTCAATGAAGAAGATAAGATGAAGCCGCATATCATTTTATTGGATGCATTTAAGGATAGAATGGCGTTTCCGGATTTAAAAGTAACGGCGCTTAAACACTATAGACAATGGGAACCTGATTCGTTTATTGTTGAAAAGAAAGCTGCAGGTGCACCGCTGATCCAGGAATTTAGGGCTATGGGTATTTTTGTTGAAGAAGACAATCCAAGCCGAGGCAATGACAAGATGGTCAGACTTAACGCGGTATCTACTTTGTTTGCATCAGGGGTTGTCTGGGCGCCAGACACACGCTGGGCTAGAGAAGTGATTGAAGAAATTGCTGTGTTCCCTGTTGGAGAACATGATGACTTTGTGGATACAACAACAATGGCACTGTTAAGATTTAGAAGAGGCGGGTTTGTGCCGCTAGACAGTGATGAGAAAGAAGATCCTGTGTACTTCAGGCGCAGACAACACGCATACTATTAAAGGATAAATAATGGCGACTAATATAGATAAAGCACTATATACGGACGGTGAAAATATAAGTTCAGACACCACAGATGGTGAAGGACAAGGTATAGAAATTGAGGTCGTTGACCCAGAAGAAGTAAATATCCACGCTGGAGACCTAGAAATTAGCATAGATAAGGGTGAAAATGAAGATTTTTACGCAAATTTGGTAGAAGAAATACCAGAAAATAAGCTTGCAACGCTTGCTGCAGATCTGTCTGAAGACATAGAAAACGATAAAAATTCCAGAAAAGACTGGGAAAAAGCCTATGTAATGGGACTCAAGCTAATGGGTCTTCAGTACGAAGAGAGAACGGAGCCTTGGAACGGAGCATCGGGTGTCTTTCACCCCATGATCACAGAAGCCGTAGTGCGTTTCCAAAGTGAGAGTATCACCGAGATGTTTCCCGCCCAAGGTCCCGTTCGCACTAAGATTATTGGTAAAGAAACAACAGAGAAAAAAGAGTCTGCAATTCGTGTTGAAGATGACATGAACTATGAATTGACAGAAGTGATGACGGAATTTAGACCTGAGCATGAAAGAATGTTGTGGAGCCTACCCGCAACAGGGTCTGCGTTCAAAAAAGTCTATGACGATATAGGTTTGGGGCGCCAAACATCTGTATTTGTTCCAGCAGAAGACGTACTTTTACCATACGGCACAACAGATATGGACACGTGTTACAGAATTACACACGTAATGCGCAAAACAAAAAATGAAATTTTAAAATTACAAAAAGCAGGGTTCTATTTAGACTGTGATTTACCAGAACCCACACAGCTTCGTGACGATATTCAAAAAGCCAAAGATAAAGAGACGGGATTTAGCGACTTAAACGATGATCGTTATGTAATATATGAAGTCCATGCGGATTTAGACATGCCTGGCT